TATGAAGAACAACGCAATCAGATTGAGCAAGACATGGCTCCTTTTGGGTTTATTGATGACGGCATGGGTGATGATACCTTCGTGGATGGAGACGGAACTGTGTGGTACGGAACAACTCAGGAAGAAGTATCCTATATGTGGAACTACTAATGGATATTGGAGATCAATTCAGTCTAGAACACCTTCTGTTTACAGAGAGAAGATGTAGAGTATGTGGACAGAAGAAAGATCTTCTAACAGATTTTTATTTGGCTCGTAAGCATAAAAAAAATATGCCGTCAGCATATTCATATGAATGTAAGGAATGTACTAAAAAACGGATACTCAATGCTAGAAAAACTGACGCCAATAGATGGGAGTATCCTAACTGGTAATTTGTTCGTGCATTGTTTCCCCTCTGAAATTGTGCTAAAGAATAAATAATTTTAGATAAATTTGATATCTAAAGAGGTAAAAACATGGCAAGTCAAGTCTCGCCTGGTGTTGTTCTTAGAGAACGAGATCTGTCGAATGCGGTTATTGTTGGCACTAGCAGCATTACTGGTGCATTCGCCTCCACATTCCAAAAAGGTCCAGTAGGAGAAGTAACCAGAGTCTCTTCTCAGAAAGATCTTCTAGATGTTTTCGGAAAACCTTCTACTGCAAATGCAGAAGATTGGTTTGTCGCTTCCGAGTTTCTAGGTTACGGTGGACAACTCGCAGTCGTCAGAGCAGAAACTGGTGCTCTTAACGCTACAGACGACGGAGTAGCACTCCTAGTCAAAAACACTGCCGATTGGGACGGTGGTACAGGTACATCTAAAAAATTCGTAGCACGCTCTGCTGGTGCTTGGGGCAACTCTCTCAAAGTTGTTTTAGTTGACTCTGGTGCTGACCAGTATGTAACTTTCGGTTCTACTCCAGCTGGTATTGCAGTTGACGACACTATCACATTTACTGGTGGTGTATCTGCTAAGGTTCTTAGCTGGAATGCTTCCACTAAGACTGCTGCAGTTGTTCTTCCTGCTGGTGCTTCTAAACTAACAACTTCCGACACTCTAGATATTCCAGATATCGGTATTGTTGCTACAACAACTGGACTTTCTGGTGGTACTGGTTATCAATCGGGAACAGCAGTTGCCACAACTGGTGGTTCTGGATCTGGTTTGACTGTTGATGTAAGTGTTTCTGGTGGTGTTCCTCTAACCGTTTCACTAACTTCTGGTGGTACTGCATACGCAACTGGTGCTAACATTGCAACCACTGGTGGAACTGGTACTGGTCTAAAAGTTGATCTTGTTGTTGTTGGTGGCGTTGTCCAATCAGTAACGATCAATACACCAGGAACTGGATACACTGTTGGCGATGTACTAACAATCGTTGGTGGTGGCAATAACGCACAGATCACAATTGCAACTACACAAGGTCCAGTCAGTCTAGTTGCAGTTAACGCAGGTGGTACTGGTTACCTAGTTGGTGATACTGTAACCATTTCTGGTGGTGGTGGCGACGCAACTTTTGAAGTTGCGAGTGTAACTGACACTGCTATCACAGTTACATCAGTATCTGATTGGTACACCAATACAACAATCCCTGGAACATCCCTACTTCTTTCTGCTATTGGTCCTCGCCCTGGAACTTCTGCTTATGCTTCTGACAGAAACATCAGCAAGGATGAAGTTCACCTAGCAATTATTGATACTACTGGTGATATTTCTGGTGCTGCAGAAACCGTTCTGGAGCGTATCACTTACCTCTCCAAACTATCCGATGGCAGGAGTGCTGAAGGTGCTAATGCATATTATAAATCTGTACTCAACGATGAGTCGGAATATGTCTTCCACGGCACTGCTCTAGCAACTGTTGTTTCTGGTGGTGCATGGAACTCTGAGTCTGGAAGCGTATCTGGAGAACTTGGTCTTGTAGGTGTAAGTGCAACCGATCTTTCTGCTGGTCTTGATGACTATGAGTACACCGCTGGCGAAATCTCTGCTGCATATGACGAGTTTGCTGACTCCGAGAATGTTGCTGCTGACTTCATCCTGATGGGTGGATCTTTAGCATCCGAGTCTGATACAAAAGTCAAAGCACTCAAAGTGATTGCAGTTGCTGCTGCTCGTAGAGATGCAATTGCATGTGTATCTCCCCACAAAGGAAATCAGATCGGTGTTTCTGGAGCACTTTCTGCTAAAGAACAGAAAGAAAGAACACTAGCATTCTTCGATGGAATGACATCTACTTCCTACGCTATTTTTGATAGTGGTTATAAGTACATGTATGACCGCTTCAACGATGTATATCGTTATGTTCCTTGCAATGGCGATATTGCTGGTCTCTGTGTTGCAACTTCTGCAGCACTAGATGATTGGTTCTCTCCTGCTGGTCTTTCTAGAGGTGGAATCCGCAACGCTGTTAAACTTGCATACAACCCAACCAAAGCAGATAGAGACGAACTGTATTCTGCAAGAATCAACCCAATCGTTTCTATGTCTGGTAGCGGCGTTGTTCTCTTTGGTGATAAGACAGCACTTGCATCCCCATCTGCTTTCGATCGTATCAATGTACGCAGACTCTTCCTCAATATTGAGAAGAGAGTTGAGGGTCTCGCTAAAGGAGTTCTCTTCGAACTCAACGATGAACTGACCCGTTCCAATTTCGCTGCGGCAGTTAATTCTTACCTAAGCGAGGTTCAAGCAAGACAGGGACTTCAAGACTACTTGGTCGTTTGCGATAGTTCCAATAACACTCCCGATGTAATTGATCGTAATGAGTTTGTTGCAGAGCTTTATCTGAAACCAACTCGCTCCATCAATTATGTAACCGTGACCTTTACAGCTACTAGAACTGGTGTCTCGTTTGCTGAAGTCATCGGACGCTGATTATTAAATCGTTACACTAAATAGTTCAACAGAGGTTTAAAGAAATGGCAATTAGTAGCAATGTCGAGGCTTTCTTACAGAAAGTTGCCCATGGCGTAAGACCAAATATGTTTGAGGCAGGGATTCAATTCCCTTCCTCCATTGGTGCAGATACCACACTTGTAAACATGCTTTGCAAGTCTGCGGCACTTCCTGCTTCTAGTGTAGGAACTATTGAAGTTCCTTTCCGTGGTAGAACAGTTAAAATCGCTGGTGATCGTACCTTCGATAACTGGACTGCAACATTCATCAACGATGAAGACATGAAGATTCGTGGATACTTTGAGAAGTGGTTAGAGCTTATCAACTCCCATGAAGATAATACTGGCGAAGCGTTCCGTCCAACTGGTGACTCCAAGTACACCGCTGATGTGTATGTTTCTCAACTCAGAAAGGATGCAAGTGAGCAAGGTACTCTTCTAAGAAAGTACAAACTGTGGTATGCATTCCCAACCAGCGTTTCTCAAATTGATCTTGCTTATGATAGCAACGATCAGGTTGAAGAATTCTCTGTGGAATTCCAATATTCCTACTGGACAGTAGAGTCTGGCGATGCGCCTTCCAACAGTATCTCGATTTCGTAAGTCTAATAAATAGATTTACTAGTCGAGAATTTTAATAATGAGTCAGTTATTTGGATTTCAAATTAACAGAAAGGAGGGTCAGAAGGGTCAGTCCCCTGTCCCTCCTTCTGCTGACGAACCCGTTGCAGTTGCTGCAGGGGGTTATTTTGGTACGTATGTAGATCTTGATAACAATGGCAGAGACGAGTTTGAACTTGTCCGTCGTTATCGTGACATGGCACTGCACCCAGAAGTAGACAGTGCTGTTGATGAAGTTGTAAACGAGTTTGTTGTTAGCGACAACAACGATAGTTGTGTTGATGTCAATCTTGAAAACCTAGACGTCGGCACTGGAGTCAAGAAAAAAATTCGTGATGAATTTGATTATATTAAACGCTTACTTAACTTTGATAATCGCGCACATGAGATTATCAGAAACTGGTATGTAGATGGTAGATTATTTTACCATAAAGTTATCGATTTAGAAAATCCTAAGAAAGGAATTACGGAACTTCGTTACATCGATCCTTTAAAAATTAAAAAGATTCGTCAAAAAATTGGAAACCAGAAAGCACTCACTCAAGCAGAACAGCAATCTGCAAAAGCGTTTGAGTGGGGAGATTATATCGATTACTATCTGTACAATCCACGCGGATACATTCGTGGTGGTGCTTTAGGTCCTGTTGGGGACATGTCCAACAACCAAGGTATCAAGATTGCAGTAGACTCCATTACATTTTGTTCTTCTGGTCTACAAGATTTAAATAAAAGACTCACACTAAGTTTTCTACACAAAGCAATTAAGTCTCTCAATCAACTTAGAATGATTGAAGATGCTTTGGTTATCTACAGATTGTCTCGCGCACCCGAGCGTCGCATCTTCTACATTGATGTAGGCAATCTACCTAAAGTAAAAGCGGAACAGTATCTCCGTGATGTGATGGCACGCTATCGCAACAAACTAGTTTATGATGCCAGCACTGGAGAGATTCGTGATGATAAAAAGCATATGTCTATGCTTGAAGATTTCTGGCTCCCTCGCCGTGAAGGTGGCAGAGGAACTGAGATCACTACACTCCCAGGCGGTCAGAACCTTGGTGAACTCAAGGATGTTGAGTATTTCAAAAAGAAACTTTACAACTCACTCAACCTACCACCTTCCCGCCTTACTGATGACAACAAAGGGTTTAATCTTGGTAAGACCACAGAGGTTCTCAGGGATGAACTCAAGTTTGCTAAGTTCATCGGTCGTCTCCGCAAGCGTTTCAGCGAACTATTCCACGATATTCTCAAGACCCAACTGATCCTCAAAGGTGTTATTTCACCAGAAGATTGGGATGACATGAAAGAGCATATTCAGTATGACTATCTCTTTGATAATCATTTCAATGAGTTAAAAGAACTTGAAATGACTACTCAACGCATGGCACTGGTCACACAGATGGACATGTTTGTTGGTAAGTATTTCTCGATTGAACATATCCGTAAGCATATCCTACAACAAACTGAGAAAGAGTATAAGGAAATTGATAAGCAGATGCGTTCTGAAATTGATTCAGGACTTTCTATGGATCCAAGTGATGTCAATACATTTGACATGATGGATCGTCAGAACACGGCATTCCAACCAGAAATTCAAGCGCAACAAGCTGATGATAATCATGCTAGAGAGCAAGAAAAATCTGATGACGCGCATAAAAAACAAATTCAATTGATGAAGGCACAACCTAAACCTTCCAGTAATACTAAATAAAATATAGTGCAATCAACATTATGACAGATCAAGTTAACCCCGAATCTGAAGTCGTGAACATTGTTAATGCAATTTCAGACAACAAAAGAGCGGAAGCTATCGACGCTATCCAAGACCTTTTGTATGCTAAAGCATCTGATGCTATGACAGCGTACAAGCAAGTCGTCGCAAAGACGTACTTTGATGAACCAGTAGGAGAAACTCCAAATGAAACTGATAACAGAACAGATTGAAGATGTAAAGGTTATTACCGAAGGTACAGGTGATAGCAAAAAACTTTATATCGAAGGCGTATTCCTTCAGTCTGAACTGAAGAATCGTAATGGAAGAGTCTATCCTTTTTCCGTATTGGAAAGAGAGGTTAATCGTTACAATGAAGGAAATAATTTTATTGGCAAGGCACAAGTCTTAGATACTCCCATGGGAAGAATTGCCAAATCTCTATTAGATGAGGGCGTTCAACTCGGAGTCTCCTCCAGAGGCATGGGTAGTATTGATAAGCAAGAAGGTGTTAGTTATGTCAGAGATGACTTCATGCTCGCCACTGCTGCTGATATTGTAGCAGATCCTTCCGCACCTGATGCATTTGTCAATGGCATCATGGAAGGTAAAGAGTGGGTCTGGGACAACGGAATCCTTAAGGAATCTAAAGTTGCTAAATACCAAAGATACATGAGCGAGTCTACTCGCCACAATCTGGAAGAAAGAACACTTCAGGTGTTTCAAAACTTCCTTGCAGGGTTGTAATTAATAAATAAAGATATAATCATAACATTTACGGGAAGACTCAAAATGTCAGATATGTTAAACGAAAAGTTTGAGGAGTTTCTGGGCGAGCAGCAGGTCGTTATGGAAGCGGGAGCACAGGATCCCATGCCTCGTGTTACTGCCACAGTAATTCCTGGTACAGGTTCAGATCCCTCAGCAGTTTCGGGTGATCCACAGCAGCGTGGCGGTGGAAAAGATCCTATGCCAACTGTACCTCCTTCTGTTGCACCTAACCAGTCTCAGACTGATCTTGGTGGCTCGCAGTCGGAACCTCTTCATTCTAACAAAGAAGAGGGAGAAGAGAATCCTGGCGCTAAGGCAGCAGCACCTATCTCTCAAGATGGTAGCGTAACCTCTACTGCTGGTAAGCCAGGCAAAGACCCTCAACCTTCTGTAGGTGCTCAAGTAGCATACGGAACTAAGACAGGTCCAGACGTTGCATATCCAATCAAGCCTTCTTTCGAAGAACTTGATCTTTCCGCAGATGTAA